GATAAAATCCCACAATGTTGTACCGTAACTGGGCTGACCAACCTTTTCTCCACGTCTTATGTTAAGGGCATTGACTAAATCTTGGATAACTAATTGCTCATCCGTGATTCTGAACTTTTTACCCCACACTGTAGGTTGTTTTATGCCATTGTTCACGCCATCCAAACCGGGTGGTGCATTTACCGTTCTAGGCTTGTTTGCGTTTATTGATGAAAATCCTACGTATGTTGGCATAATACTATTTATATCCTATTGTAATTTCCAATCGCCTGTTTCGTACACCCACTTTCTCCAACTAAGGCCAGCACCGCTGTTAGTGCCGTTACCGATACTGCCGAAATTAGCCGCTCCACCGGGTACCTCTTGGATTACGCCGGTGACAATTGCTTCTACTGTATTTTCCGGAGCAGTTAAATCTCCGTTAGTGTCTACAACTTCAACCGGTTTTGGTTGAGTAACTACTGTGGCTGTAGTTGTTGCTATAACATTTGAATAAGTGTCTTCATTATACTCTGCTGGGTTAATTGTCGTGTATGCCGTGCTAAAGCCTTCTACTCTCTCTGGTGCTGTTCCTGTGTTCTCTGACGTAATTTGTTGATTTTCTTTGTTAGAAGATGCATTTTCTATTGCTCTTTCAATATTACTAAACGGATCTGTTGCTACACTCGGTAACGGGATATTTGGAATATCATCTCCGATAGATTCTTTTGCAGACTCCACTTTCGATAACAATGCAGTATATGCAGGAGATGACACAGCGGTTTGATATGCGGCTTCGGCTTGTGCAATCTCTGGTGATCCTGCAGGGAAAGAAGATTGTGCTTCAAAGAATGCTCTTTGTTTTTTAGCAACAGAACTCGTCATTTCATTTAATTTTTTGATGTCAGCAGTTAATCCTTTCCTTGTTTCGAACAGAGATGCTACTGCTGATAATGCCTCAGAAGGTATTTCACCGAGCAAGTTCGGTCTCGGTATAATTGGATTACCTAATACATTGTCGATCAGAGACGTTAGCGGTGCTCTATTATATGTATTAGTTGCTACAACTGGCAACTTAACAGTTGAGCCGCCACCTGCAGTTAACGATGACAATGCAGATGCTAGTGCGGCAGCCGCACCCGGACTTAATGCGGATGATATGCCTGATGTTATTGATCCTAATTTGTCAACTTTACCTAATAGAGATTTGCCGCCTTTCACTAGACTACCGACGTTTGTTCCTTCAAATGCTGATACAGCGAGTGATGCTAGTCCGTCAGTAACTCCTCCTAATCCATCAGCAATTGCATTAACAGAACCTTTTGCATTATTAACAACACTCTCACCTAGTTTCTGTCCGCCGGGTAAGCCAGATACTCCGGATGCAATAGTACTTGAAATCGTTGCTGTTGCTCCACGTTGTACTTTAGTTGCGGCACTTTGTAATTTATTTGTTTTTGTTAATGCAGTAACACTGCCAGACACACTATTGACATCACTGACTGCTCCGGAGATGCCGGCAACGGCTGCGCCGCTTAATGAACTTGCTTTGTTTGTTATTGCTGAGACTCCACCTGTTAATGCTGATGTAGCTCCACTAAGTGCGCCAGCGACTGAACCTGCTCCCACTGTTGATGCTAATGCATCTGTAATCGATGCGGGGTTTGCTAAGTCTGCTGAACTCATACCTGCACTTGCTCCTGCAACTTTGGCTGCGGCCGCTCCTGCTATAGCAGTTAAGTCTTGTGGCATGTTTGCTTCTAATTTACCGAACGATGCTGTTATTGCCTTAAAGGATGATGCTGAAGGTCCTATATCTACGTCTAACACATTACCGATACCTGGTAAGTCAGCCTTACTAATAGTATCTAATGCTTTAGAGATTCCTCCTAGTCCACCTGACAATGCTGATGCCGCAACTGATTCGGCACCTTGCTTCATTGAATTTAATACTCCACCTGCGGCTGCCGAGGCACCACCTGCGATTGCACCTACTCCACCGGCTGCTACTTTATTAATAAGACTCGATGTTTCTGCAACATTCTTTCCTAAACTTCCGCCAGTGACACTGGATACTGTACCGGACACAACACTACCTAGACCAGCAGGTGATTCTTTACCTGTGACTGCTCCTATTGTTTGCAATGCTTTTTGGCCTTTTTGTAATGTTTGCACAACTCCTTTTGCTTGAGCCGATCCTGAACTAGCATATTGCTCTGCTGTACTGACTCCATTTTTCCCCGTGAACGCTGATGTAGGTAAGATACTTTTAGGTATTCCACCGGCTGCCGCAATTGCTTTACTGCCTCCTGTGTCTCCAGCAAACAAAGTATTAACTAGGGTGTCTGCTCCTGGTTTTAGTACGCCGCCTGTTGCTAATTGCGATGGTGTCTGTCCAAATTTACCTAGAGTCAATGATGATGCATCTGATGCGGCTCCAGCGACAGCATTAGTAACGCCGGCTGCATTTACTGCTGATCCAAATTTACCAGCCGCCGCGCCGGCTACCCCTGAAAGTAGAGTTGATGTAGTGTTTTTGTCTAGTGCAGAACTAACTGCTCCTACTTCTGATATACCGGCTGCCGCGGCTGGGGAAACGCTAGCCGTGTCTCCGCCTGCATCTGCCAGGCTTGCATTTAATGCAGAAACATTTGTAGACGGTGATGCAGGCAACGATGCTTCAGCAGAACTATCTACTGATACGTCTGCACCTTGATTCGCATTCATCCATGGCATATGAGCCGGGGCCCTTGATGTTATACTCGGAAGTTTAGCGAGTGCGGCAGCCCAACCGACAGTATCGTCAAATAAAGTGTCTGGATGTAATATAACATCTATAGGTTCTACTACTCCAGGAGTTAAACTAGCGGCGCCATCGTTTAAATGTATTTTTGATCCTTCATTGAAAATTTCTGCGGCAGTTTTTATTCCTATTTGACCTGCGGCTTCTATTGCCAATGCGGCGTCTGCTTTCATTTTTAAATTTTGTAACGTATATAGACTGTAGTCTCCCCCTACTCGTTGACTGAATTCTTTATCAGCATTAAGTGTAGTGTTCTCAGTCGAATTGATGTTTACATTCTTAGCACTTAAATTAAGATCGTTGTCTGCATGTAAATTAAGATCACCTTGAGTACGTATGTTAACTGAGTTTGTACTAAAGACATCAATTGTTCCCTCTTTGCCTAACTCAATGTATGATTGGCCATTTGAATGCAAGATAGACAGCATCTGCCCGTCATCACTCATTAGAATTTGATGACCTAGTGCTGTACGCAATCTAATTAATTGATCACGCCCAATAATATCTCCGTCATCCATAACAAGTGAGTGTCCACCGCGTCTTGTTACTACTCTATAATTTTCTGGGCTTAAATCTAATTTACTTGCAATATCTGCATCTGTTAAGCCACCTTGATAAATTGGTCTGCCGGGAGTACTTACACCCCAACCTACTCTGCTTGATGCTTCTCTTGTTGCACTTGTGCTAATAGGACCTCTATACTTGTCTCTAAGGATGCCCTGCTGTTGCATAATAGATGCAGTATAACTGTGTACGGGTTTAGCATCTGCAAGATAACTTGCACTGTCTTTGATAGCTGGATTATTGACATTAATGTTTGTAGTAGGCAGTCTAGGAGCGCCGGCATATGAGGCCGCTTCTCCTTCGTTGAGTGTCACATTGTCAGAAGAACCAATTGCAGGTATCATTGACAGTGTTTCTGGATCCGGAGCTGAGCCTATATAGAAACCGTAATTGGGATCACCATTAACGAATATACAAATAACTTTTGTTAGTTTGTCAGGTGGAGCATTCCATTGTCCGTATGAACTAGGATTGCCGGTATACTTACCATAATCATCATCAGAAGAAATACCTTCTGTTTGTCCTGCAAAGCCGGCTAGTCTATTTACATAAATCCAATTTTCAGTATCATATGCATCTTTAGCCATATTTTCTGAAGGATAGACTGCAATTTGGCCTTGAAAGGTAGGATCAACTGTACTCATTACTGTACAAATAATAGGGACTTGAATTACCGACGCAACGCCGGCGCCCGGTGCATTTTTCTTTAGTTTGCCTCTAGGCTTAAAAACATCACTACCCATTAGGTTCCGCTCCTATCATCGTTGGCGTCAGTTCTGGCTTGAGGGGAGATAGGTATCTCACGTTCTGAACTAGCCGCATCTGTGGCTTGTTCTTGTTTAGACGCATCACTTTTTGCTTGTTCTTCTCTGTTTGCCTGACCGAGACTTTGAGAGGCATCGTTGGTTTCAGCACTTTCTCTAGGGTTCGTTCCTGTTGCTCCGGCTTCTACATCCGAGAACGTATTAATAACGCAAGATAAATCTTGTGTAAACTTTCCTTCTGAGAAGTTACTTTCTACGGTTATGACTTTGTAACTTACACCTTTAATTTTATCTTCTGCCCAAGCTGGGTATTTCCACATCAGAATTGAATCGTTAAGAGACATCACACCGGTCTCGTTATCATAGTCTATTGCTTCTTTAAAGTCAATTTCAATAAAGACTTGCCCGCCATTAGCAGAAATTCTATAACCATCGTCACCATAAAATCTTTGATAAAGATCATCTGGTCCACCTCGCCATTCTTGTACTAAGAAGTCGGGGTCTCCTAGTAATTTAATTTTTGCGGCGGCATATGAGTCAGGAGAATACAAACTAGTAACGTATTGATTCTGAGATGCTCTGCCTCCTCCTAAACTGTTTAGTTTTGGTGATCCTGATGGGTTTTGATTGGGTGCCAGCGGGACATTAGTGGCGCCACCAGTGGCAGTGCCTTCTTCATCTAAGTTTGTATTACCTAATACTTCATTATAAAACAAATTATCTAGTTTTTGTTGATATGATAAAATTTCTCTGTTTTCACCAGTCCACCAGTATTCATATCTTTTATGAGGGCCATAGTAATCCATGCCCGGGTTTGTGGCTAATGAAGTAACAATAGGTGTCTGATATACTTCCATTCTGAATATTGTTGTGTATGCCCAGTCTTTAAGTAATGAATCCCATTTAGCCTCTTTGATCACAGGCGTTACTTTATACCATCCTACTTTTTTAGCACTGTTCGGATTGAGGCTGGGCTGATCACCGGTTGCAAGATCAGGAGTTGCTCGACTGTCATAGATAATTTTTAATGCATCATACATGTATGAACTACCTTTGAGAACTTCATCAAAAACTTCTATGTACGTTGTATCTGCATTGAAGATAATTTTACGCTGTGCGTCATCTGGAACTGTTTTTGCACTTTCTGCGTCATTGGCATCAGATGTATTTTCTTCATCTCCTGAACACCATTTACTTTTATCAGTGTCAGTGGGTAGTATAAGCCTAGCATCTTTAATCGACTCTACGCCATCTCCTATATATTCTATTTCAAACTTGTTTGGATGTTTTTGTAGACCTTTAGTGACTTTCCACCTTTCAAATTTGTTTAACTGGGTGAATAGTCCTCTTTTTCCCTGCATTGCATCATCAAAGGTTGCGCCGCATACTGTTTTAGTAGCGAACAGTCGGCCTCTTTTTGTACCAAATGCTTTGCCGGGTGCCAAAGCGACTCCAGTCATCTTGTATGTTGTAGCACCGCCATCAATTGTAAATTTAGAAGAAGCAATAGTAATATCGTAATACATTTGAAATATAGAATTGCCTGACGCATTTGGATCTAACGGCCCCAAATCTTCGAATTCTGTCTCGCCCGAAACAATGTTACCAGAAGAATCATAACCAAGAAATTTTACACCTATTATGAAAAACTGTCGGCTTGGGTTTTCAATCGTTCCATCATATCCTGTCTGCTGAAAATATTTTTGCAAGTCATCACTTGCTCGTTTTAATTTTGTATTAAAAGAAAAGCCGTATGGTTCTATAATATCAAATGCTACCGAATATACGTTTGTAGATGATTGAGTTGATTCTCCAGAAATTGCTTGTTTTATTTTAAAGTTATCTATATAGAAGTCTAAATCAAAGCCTGGTGACCTCTGTGATGTCTCGTTATTAATTCCGCCCGACTGAGCAATAAGATATGCACCCCCTCCTTCTGTTTCTCCGGTCGCCTGTGATAGAGCATCGATGTTAGTTCTACCGGTCGCATTAAATGCATCATATGCATCTGGGGTAATCATATAGAGAGAAAGTTGATATGTGTAAGAGTTTAACGCTCCTAATGGATTTTTTAAACGTCTACCCGGTGCATCTGTACTGCCAGTGTTTGCATTTGATTGTGCGTTGCCGGCGCCTGCATTATTAGGGCTACTTGTGGATTCGGTGCCTTGATTCTTATCAAGTTCATTTTGTTGTGCCGCATTTGCAGGAGAAGCTGGGTTGGATCCGCCTGTTACTGCGCCATCATCATTTGATTGATTTTCATTGATTGGCATCAGATACCTAATACACGCTTAAGAGTAGACATTACTGGAACAAATATTTGTACACCTGTTTTGAAATTAAAATATGGATCGGGTCCTAATTGGTTAGGATTGCGTGATGCAAACACCCACCACAAACGAGGGTCATTGTATAAGTCTTGGGCTAACATGTCAGGTCTGAATTCATATTTTGCTGTGATAGTAAACGATGCGTCCGATGCATCTCTAGGAATCGCAGTATATGGTTCCATAACGTCTAAAAACTTATTTTCTATTACACCTGCTCGGTAATAAGGACTTGTCTTTGGATATACACTATTTGATGGCATTACCAGAATCCTCCGGTGCCGGTCTGAGAACCACGCATCAATTTGCCAGTTGCATAGTCTCTAAGACTGAATTTATTACTAACCATGTTCCTACTGATAATTGGGACACATGTAATTGTCATAGTAATCTTTGTCGGTACATATGTGATTGCTTGATCTGCTGTATCCGCAAATGTTGCGGGTGGTCTTTCTCCACCAGGCTTTAATTGTCCACCAATTAAATTAAATTTTGAGTCTGCCGCATCTGCGTCTGTATTTGTTGCTCTAATATAGTCAACATTGTTTGGTAAATTGTAACCAAAGTTACTAACAGCAACAGGATGATTATCTAATTGAAATGCGCCGAGACCAAAAAAGTAACCTAATGGTGGAGGAGTTCCGTTTGTTGGGTTTGAATCTTGGCCATAAAACATCTTAGTCATTGACTTAAAGAAATGAATACATGCGAGTAGATAATTTGCTTCTCTCGTATCTTGGCAAGTAAAATCAGCAGTAACGCTGATTGATTCAACCGCACTATTCATATACTGTTGAACTTTGTAATTTGAATGCGTTGGTAACACGCCATCATAGTTTGCTTGGTAAGTAATATTAATTTGAGGTGTATACGGAAACACTACCCCATCTGTTGCTGATAGAGGGGCAAGGATGCCCGGCGTCGCCGCTTTGTATAGATAATCAGCGCCTTCGGCTAATGCTAGTCTTACTCTCCAATCTTGTCTAATCGCCGCATCTGTTTCATTTACTGCCGACTCTGCGGGAAGTGTTTTTGTTTCTTCGCCCATCTAATATGTTCTCCAGATATTTCCCGTGACTTACCTACTTGTATAAATAGTAATCTCACATGATATATTTATCTATACTAAAAACCATCAAATTTTACCCGTTACACTTGCATTCGGGCATCGTGTCTTGTACAATAGATACATCGACTCCACACTTGTCGAACTAATTAAACAGAGGAATTTTAATGCCAGCACCGCGAAAAACAACGAACTATTTAAATAATAAGGATATTCTTAAGGAAATCCACAAAAGTAAAACATCTTACTGTTACTTCACTAAAAAAGACTATCACTTCTTTGATTTAATCACTGACATTGATGTTGCTACTGAAGGTGCAAGTGGCATAGAGAAGAGCCTAGCATGGGCAGTAAAGCCAGAACAGATTCAACAAGCCAAAGAAAACAAAGCCGCTAGACTATCAGCGGAAGAAGGCTTGACTGGAAAGAACAAGATCGATCCAGCAACTATTGAGACTGACGGCTTAATGTTTAGAGTTATGACTTGGGATCATATTCCGGTTGCACAAAAACAACCTAGAAAAGTTGTTAAAAAGAAGAAGGCAATTGATATCATTGATTTTGAAGACGATCTGAGTGCAAATAAAGATTTATTCGAGGACATCGAAGATAAGAAGTCCAAAAAAGAAGTTACAGACTTAGTTCACGTAAAGGTTAACTTTCCCCCTTTTCAGCACTATCGGTTAGATGCTGAAACAATGTCTACCCACTTAGTCGGTAAATCTCATTGGGTATCTGGTCTTAAGACTGGTCACTTCACTGCAACAGACGGTGCGTTGACTGATAAACTAGCACGTATGTACATTATGCTATGTGAGAAGTATGCTATGAAGTTTAACTGGCGTGGTTACACATACAATGATGAAATGAGACAAAGTGCTATACTTCAATTAACATACGTAGGCTTACGATTCAACGAAGCCAAGTCTGCTAACCCCTTCGCATATTATACTGCGGCAATCACTAATAGTTTCTGTAGAGTTCTTAACTCTGAAAAACGTAATCAAAATATCAGAGATGATATCTTGGAAATGAACGGACTAAACCCGTCATTCACTAGACAAATGAAAGACTACAACGGTCTAGGCTACGAGAAGAAAACAGAAGCATACTCAGAATAATAGCATCAATAATATTGGGTAAACAAGGCATCCAAATGTCTTGCTTTACCCTCCGTTGTCATGTATAATAGATGTTGAATACTAGGAAAACTAATTATGTCAAATCTTTTTAAGAGAGCGGCTGTATTCACAGATATACATTTTGGGTTAAAGAGTAATAGTATACAACATAACCAAGACTGTAGTGATTTTGTGGATTGGTTCATAGAAAAATCATTAGCCGAAGGCTGTGAGACATGTTTCTTCTTGGGCGATTGGAATCACCATCGTGCAAGTATTAATATGCACACCTTACAGTTCGGCCTCAATGCGTTAGAGAAACTCAACAATGCGTTTGAGAAAGTCTATTTCATTACAGGCAATCATGACCTCTATTATAGAGACAAACGAGACATTCACTCGGTCGAGTGGGCTAAACATCTTACGAATGTTGTTATTGTCGATGAGTTCCTTGAAGAGGGTAATTGTGTTATTGCACCATGGTTATGTGGAGACGATTACAAGTTACTTAGAAAGAAGAAAGGCAAGTATCTCTTTGCTCACTTAGAGTTGCCCTACTTCTACATGAATGCTATGATAGAAATGCCCGATCACGGTGAGACAAATGCTGATCATTTAGGACATTTCGATAAAGTATTCTCAGGTCATTTCCATAAACGTCAAGCAAAAAAGAATGTTTGGTATATGGGCAATGCATTCCCCCACAACTATGCAGATGCCGGCGATGATGCTAGAGGCATGATGGTATTAGAATGGGACAAAGAACCCGAGTTTCACTCGTGGCCTAATCAACCTGTATACAGAGTTTATAAACTGAGTGAAGTATTAGAAAATCCAGAAGGGCTATTGATTAAGAATGCTCATGTTAGAGTACACTTAGACATTGATATCTCATATGAAGAATCTAATTATATCAGAGAACAGTTAATTCCGCAACATGAATTAAGAGAAATGTCACTGATTCCTATAAAGAACGATGAACATTCACTCGACTTAGCACCGGGTGAGATATCATTTGAGAGTGTTGATTCAATTATCATTGAACAAATTAAAAACATTGAAAGCGACTTTTATGACAAAGGCGTATTATTGGAGATTTATCAGTCCCTATGATTAAATTAAAGAACGTAACACTCCGAAACTTTTTAAGTGTAGGATCGGTTACCCAAGCTGTTGATTTACAAAATGAAGAACTGACTCTCATCTTAGGCGACAATTTAGACTTAGGTGGCGATGGTGCTAGAAATGGCACAGGCAAAACTACTCTTATCCAAGCAGTTAGTTACGCATTATACGGTACTGCTCTTAATAACATCAAAGCAAACAACTTAATCAATAGAACAAACGGCAAAGGTATGATGGTCACATTAGACTTTGAAGCTAATGGCGTTGAGTATCGGATTGAACGTGGTCGTAAGCCTCATGGCATGAAGTTCTTTATCAACGGAACAGCAGAAGAAGACAATGAAGCCCAAGGCGAGAATAAAGAGACACAGAAACTTATAGAAGACTTGTTAGGTATGTCTTCTACTATGTTTAGAAACATTGTAGCACTTAATACATATAGTCAGCCGTTCTTAAGCATGACTCAAGGACAACAACGTGATATTATTGAGCAGTTGTTGGGCATTACTCTGTTATCAGAGAAAGCAGAAAAGATAAAGATTAAAATTAAGAGCAACAAAGAAGAAATACAACAAGAAGAATTTAAGGTTCAAGCAGTAGAAGAAGCAAACAAGCGAATAGAAGAACAAATAGATAGTCTTAGAAAACGTGCAAGGCTATGGGACAACAAAACAGCAGAAGATATAAGCACATTAAAGGATCAAATTAGAAGACTAGAAGAATTGGATATTGACGCCGAATTATTTGGTCACAATCAACTCTCAGTATATAACGCCTTAGCTAAGGATCATGCAGATATTGACAAATTGATTACGAGAACTAACAATGATGTTGTCAGAGAAGCAAAGGCTGTTAGCAAGTTTGAGAAAGAATTAGAGATACTAGAAACGAACAAATGTCACACTTGCGGACAAGATTTCCATGATGATGCACATAGTCAAGTACTAAAAGACAAAGAAGAAAGTCTAGTAGAGCATACTAAACACTTAACCGAACTTGCAGAAGTGCAAGTAGAGTTAGAAAAAGAAAAGAATTCTTTGTTTGAAATAGGAGAACGTCCTAACTTGTTTTACAACTCAGAATCTGAGGCAATTGAACACAAAAACAAGATCAAAGACCTTAAGGGGCAAGTGTCTCGTAAAGAGGTAGATGAAAATCCCTATACAGATCAGATATCTGAGATGGAAACAAGTGCAATACAAGAAGCAAACTTTGACAAGATCAACGGGTTGTCACGTGTAGGAGATCATCAGAAGTTCTTGCTCGACCTTTTAACAAGTAAAGATTCGTTTGTACGCAAAAAGATAATAGATCAAAATTTATCATATTTGAACTCTCGTTTAACTTCATACTTAGACAAGATGGGTCTCCCTCATCAAGTCGTGTTCCAAAACGATTTAACTGTAGAAATTACAGAATTGGGTAGAGAACTAGACTTTGATAACTTGAGTAGAGGAGAACGCAACCGATTAATCTTAGGACTATCATTTGCATTTAGAGATGTATGGGAGAATTTATACTTCCCAATAAATACATTGTTCATTGACGAGTTAATAGACTCTGGATTAGATACAATTGGGGTAGAGAATGCTATGGCTATACTTAAAGACATGACACGTAGTCGTAACAAGTCTATTTGGTTAGTCTCGCACAGAGAAGAACTTGCAGGAAGAGTTTCTAGTGTCTTGCAAGTCATTAAAGAGAATGGATTCACTACTTATAATTCAACCAGAGAGTTGGAGAAGTTGTGAGTTTAGCCCTCTGGCACTGGCACATTGAAATCAGTAGTAAGTGTACACTTAAATGTCCTAGATGCCCAAGACAAGAAGTTCCTGACACTTTAGTCAGTACAGAACTCAAATTAGATTTTTTTAAGCAAAACTTTCCTGCATTCTTTATATTAGATCATGTAGAAAAGTTAACATTCTGCGGAGACGATGGAGATCCTATCTATGCACATGATTTTGTTGATGTTATTCGGTACTTTAAGTCTATTAAACCGAGC